GCTCATATTTTTTTCCAAGTGTTAAACTTAAGTTTTGCTTCTAAACCAGAATACGTATTTGATTCTATCACGGACTGTACATCCAGTCCAGACATCACCATATCATTTATATCTTTATCATCTATACCATTTGGCCAGATGACTACGGAGTCGCCATTATCGATTGTGCGTCCAATACGGGCGACGATTTCACTGTTCCTTGGTTCGTTATCATAGATCCAAACAGGATTGCTGACCCCCCAACGATCAACATCAGCATCAGCTCCGCACATAGCAATCGAGTTGCTAATGAACGTGCTGTCAAAAGGTCCCTCTGTGATATAGACTGGAACATCTTTTCTGATGTTGTCAAGTCCGTAGATTTTTGGCGCGTCATCATTAATCATTACCGTGATGTATTTAATCGGGTTAGGATTTATAGATCTACCTTGAAACCCAATAAGATTTTTTTCATAATATAGAGGAATTATAATTCTCTCCTCTTCATATCGCGTGTCATCAAAGGTATGCTTGACACTATTTACAAACTCTTTGAAATGTTCTGCATAATAAAAGTTTTCTGGGTCAAGTCGCCTAGCAGTCAAATACCCTGCGGATCTGGGATTTTGAGATGCTTTTGGGAGATCAATTTTTGTTTTAAACCTAGGTGCTTCAAATTTAAAGACAGGTTCTTCAGTTACAAAATTTCTTCCAGTATGACCACTCTTAAACTTCTCCATAGTATATTGTTTATGGATGACAGGATCAATCTCCTTTAAAAAATTATTAAAGGACATTGAAGCACCACAATTGTGACACTTAAAGTTTGTATTTGCCTTTACGGCATAAAGATATCCTCTCATCTTACTCTTGTTCTTTTTAGAGTCCCCACAAATAGGGCACCTGAAGTTAAACAGGTTTGATTTTACTCTCTTAAACTTTTCAAGACGTGAGGATACGAGTCCAATAAATTTGGAATCAATATGATCCATTCACATAGGCAACCGCTGGAACTATTATAGCATTTCCTGCGGAAGAAATCAATGGTCTCAGGGTTTTGATTGATTGTGGATTTGTTATGACAAGAATTGCTGCTAGTGCTCCCATACCAATCCAGAGTTTTTTCTCTAGTAATGATAGTCGTTTAGTAACACTGTCATGATCGCTGTCCATTTTATCACGGAGTTTGTCGATTTTATCAAACAATACTTCGTCGATTTCTTCTTGCTTAGAGATTCTCTGTTCATGGACCGCTAACATGCGCGACACATTATTATTTACCTCTGCAATTTTTTCTATTGCAGAATCCAACCTTGATACTAAAGTCTCAAAGTTTTCTAATCTTGTTTCTAAGACGGCAACCTTAACTTCTTCTTCCATCTTAAGGTTTCCAGGTTTTTCTTACACCCTTCATATAGATATATTTTTTCTTCTTTTTTACTGGAGGATCATCGCCAGCTTCAACAGTACCAGCAATGTTTCCACTACCAACATTATTAGTAGGAGGTGCTACCTGTTCGCGAAGACGAATCAAGTTGATTATCTTGTCAAGAGTCTTCTTTTCCATTGTAGATTTTATAGAGTTCGGATAAACAGTAGATATCTACTTGAACATCATGAATATAAGTCTTAGGATGTTCCGGCAGTTTCCCTAAAAAAATAATAAAACTTTTCATACAAGACCAAAGTTCCCGTTCTATCTTAAAGAACAGCATTGGTGTTGTTGCTTCACCAAAGATATTATATAAAATAATAAAGTGATTTAAGAGAAGATGAGTCTTAAGTTGACCCGTATTTTTATATCGTTTAAGTAAACGTTTAATATACTTGAAGTGATTTAAATCACGATCAAAGTCTTCTCTTGTGACAGCTTGGGGATTTTGATAATTTTTAATGGCGAATAACAAAAAGTTATCTTCATTCAATTCATTGAAAATCATATATCATTACATACCGTTACTTTTGATCAGGGAACTTAGGTACATTGCCAGTAGAGATACCAGACATTGCAACTAGAATTTCCTTCTTAACTCTTAACTGACCCTCACAGTCTCTATAAGTTTGGATACCAACCCAACCTACTCCAGTCTCAAAAGCAGTTCCTGCTGCTTCTTGCGATCCAGAAGTAGAAATACCATAGACGAATCTATCAGTGGTTCCTCCAACACCAGTTTTTTGACTGTATGCGGAGTTGAGGATAGTGGACTTGGGACACTCAGAAACTGTAAATGATGTGTTGCCAATAGCACCACCAGTTAAGTTTACAGTTGATCCAATAGTCAATGAAGTCGTACTTGCAACACCAACAACTACAGCATCACCAAAATACGTGGAGATACCACCAAACCCATCACCATTTCTTACACCAAATCTAATAATACTACCAGTGCCAGCATACCCGGCAGTTCCAAAAGTAGTACCGGTTCCTTGAACTTCCAGGGTAGCGTAGTTCAAAGACACCGTGGCTCCCGATTGAACGGAGAGATTATCGTTATTGCCCCAGAGTGCCATGTGCTCTTCTCTATAAATTTATTTGCTATAAGATATTTATAAAAAAGAAGACCTCATAGATTTATCATTCTGATGCATCTTCTTTGGCTTTAATTGCCTTTGTAACAACTTCTAAAAGTTGATCATCCATATCAGTCTTGGTCAGCTTAACCGCTTTAGCAAGAATAACAAGACAGATCTCAACCATCTTCTCACCAAGTTCTTCATTCTCAGGAATTTTGGAAACTGCATCGGTAATAATTTTTGATGCTAGTGGAAGTAAAAAAGCTAACATAGTAAACCTCAATTGGTAATACTATATATTCCCCAAAAACTCTTTAAGGGTTTTTCCACTTGACTCATTCACATCACCCTTAGTATCACCTTTATGTAAGTTCTTAAAAAGATGTTTATGAAGTGGTTTTGCCTTCTTCATAATTTTATCTTTTTGTGCAAAAGTTGTTTCTTCTTTCGCAACCTTCTTATCAGGTAGACCCTTATGTTTAGTTGATGCAAAATCCTTTACATCTTTCTTCTTCATATCAGCAGCTGCCTTAGCAGTCTCAGGAGTAGTCGGTGCCATCTCACCTTTTTGAATGGCACGAACTATCCCAAAGAACTTTTGCTGTGCTTTAGATACGGCAGGCATTACTTCTTCTTGGTATCCATGATTGCACCCTGTCCATACTTGGCACGGATACTTGCCTTTACTTTTTCAACTGCAGACATACCATCATAGGGTTTCTTTTTACCAGCAGTGTTGACAGGTTTGGGTGCTCTATCATATCTGGTGTTTCCATCAACACCACCACGCTCCATGCGGCGATCCTTCAGTGAATCTTCAGTTTCTTCTTTAACACCTTTAGGGACACAGTTAGGAACCATACGATTACCTTTCTTTTTCATACCCACTTGCTTGTGAGTATCCCAACAAGGATCAGAATCTTCCCCCATCACTTTAGCGGGGGTATCAGTCTTTTTTGAAAGGTCTTGCTTCCTTCTTTTAGCGATTGCCACATCAACCATTAACTTTTTCTTTTGAAGTGCAGTCTCTTGAGGAGACATTGATGCATCCTCTTTCATACGGCGCTTGGCAGCATTACCCATGCCTCTATCACCTTCACCAGTTCTCTTATCAGTGCGTCCACCACGACTCTTAATTTTTGGGTCACTAACAGAAACATCACGACGAGTACCAATGTTAAAAGCGGTAGCACGATCACTTCCACTCTTAGCACTGTATTCTTTCTTCTTCATAGCATCCTTACGAGGACCTGCCATCATTGCTTCATCAACTTCAACTTCTTCGTTTGCTTTATTCAGAGTCTTGGTGATTTTCTTGGAACGTTCCATTGCCTCTGGACTTCCATCACGTCCAAGATTACCTGCCTTACGGAACATCTTATTCTTAGGAAGAGGTTTCTTTTCCTCATCCATGTGATCAGCAGCCTTGTAACGCTTATCACCTGCCTTCATCTTTTGATATGCAGGAGTATTTGCTTTCTTGTCAGCATTCGTGACAACCATACGAGTGTCTTTTTTCTCTGGTGGAGTGCCACCATAGACTGCTTCATCAACTTCAGTCATCTCAAGTAGTTCACCACCAATCTCTTCAATTGCCTCACCCAACTTAGGGTTGATCTTAATTTTATTTTTTATATTTTTTTCTTTGATAGGTTTTTCGTTTTCATCATTACCCATGACTTCAGAAAGGTCAGTTCTCCAATCAGAGAATGCTTCCTTCATTCCTTTCTTTTTAGACATCGCTTTACCGATTGCCTTACGACGATTCATCAGATACTTATCAGTGCCATCTTTCTTTCCATCATTATTGACATCACCGTCTTCCTTACCAACAGGATCAAGTGACTCAAAGTGAGGGTTCTTCTGTCCCTTCACCTTTGCCATTTCCTTACGGGCTTTCTCATTATTTGCCTGACGCTTCTTCATATCTGGTTCCAGATATGTATCATCTTTCTTTTCAACAATTTGATTCAAATAAATTTTAGAGAGATCATTCAAATGAATTCCAGACATGGTAATTTTACTACTTCTTTTTCTTATATTTATTTATTAAATTCTTAATACCAAGAGTTCCCGTCATTCTCATTGTATACTCACGATTAGAATCTGTTCCCACTTCTCTCTGAGATCCAGGAACACCAGATGGTCCGGGATAATTTACAACTGCTTCCATCACATCATGAATCCAGGATTTGAACATATAGTTCTCTTTTGTTAAACAAATAAGATGATTAGTTCCTCTACGAATAATCTCTCCAATCAATCCGGTGTTTAAGTTCTCCACAATATCACCAATTTTAAAAATATTCTCACTTACATATTGGTCACGTAGTCCTCTAGGATCACACTTGGGTGCAATTTCCCACATCTCTGCTACTTCTTTCTTTTTCTTCTTAGCACCCATACCCTGACGGACAGCATTAAAGAGTGCTGTAGTATCACCATCATCTAGTTCTTTTGGAGTGCCGCGACGGAAAGAATCAAAGTCATCATCAACAACTGCCTTTCTCATCTTAGATGCTGACATACCTTCCACACCCTCAGCATCTGCATCTCTTACACCAGCAGAGATAACACGAATCAAATCAAAGTCATACAACTCACCATTATATTTCTGTGCTAGGTTTTCAAATTCGGCCTGACGGTCAGATCCAACAACAATATTCACACTACGATATCCTTGCTCACTTGCAGTGGTAAGGACATTAAAGATAGATCTCATTTCATCATCATTAACAATATTCTCTGAGTAATCAGAGAACATCTTTTTCATAAATGAAATCTTCATGTCAGGATCTAATGGATTTTTCTTAGGATCCTGAGAACGTGAAGGATATATTTTTAGGTCTTCACCGCCTGCTGCTTTCTTGGCTGCAGCAAGTAACTTACCATGTCCTACGGTAGGAGGATTAAAACGACCAAATGCTACAGTTAGAGTTTCTGTAGACTCACCAGAAGTTTGATCTCCTTCACCTGCTTTTGCTCTCTCCGCACCAGTCTCTTGAGGTTCAGTCTTCTTAGTTTTTTCCTTAGGTTCTGCTTGTGCTGCTTTTCGTTTTGCAGTTGGTCCATCTTGTTCTTTTGTTTTCTTCTTATCTACAAACTTTAACTTACCGTCCTCAGTAGTCGCAACAAACTTACCACGGGAATCTAACCAACCACCGTGTCCATCACTCTTGAGGTTCAGTTTATTCGCCTGCATTGATGCCTGCGATTGTGCCTCATTCAGGAACTGAAAGAAACTTTTCATTGATATTAATATTTCCTATACTATATTTATCATTTCTTTTTATAGTCACACATTATATGCGACGGATATAATCCAGATTGCTTATTCCTCAAATTGAACATGAATTTATAAACTGAACTTTCCATATGAATATCAAGTCTTTTTCCCTTTCCTTGAGATCCACCATACATTAATTTGACCGACCCACTTATTGTAGATGCTTTCTTCATATATGCTTGATCCATTTCATACATCTTCACTCCACCAGAAGTTCCGCCATGCACCATCCAGTATCCATATCCAATTGCATACTGAAGTAAATCTTGTATGGCCGCTTTGTCGCACTTACTTGTTACATCAACAGTTGGCATCTTTGTCTTATGTGGATACTCATTAAATGTTTTAGCATAAGTGATTGGATCAATTCCAAACATTCTGAATATCTCTTTTCCAATTGGATTAGTATATCCTTCAAAAAAATTCTTGTAGTCATCAGCAGTGAATATTCTCCCTACACCAGAATTAATGAATGTCAGAGTGTTTCCAAATTTAAGAGATAGGTAAACTTCATCTTTTTTTGATCCCCAGAAAGTTGTAATGTCTGTAACTGTGCTACCAATGTTTTTTGATTTTGATCCACCAGCCGTCACATACAATCCACCAGAACCCCCTGCTAAAGGTCTTGGTTGATTTTTACCACCTACTGCCTCTACATCGGAATATCCAACTTTAACTTCTTTACCAATCTGTTCTATTAAACTTTGTGCTTCTTTCCTGTAAGTTGTTGGTTTACATTCACATGCAAGTTCACATCTCAAACTTTCATAAAAATCATTCTCAAACTTAATTCCAAGGTTTATTTTCTTGCCCCCAGTTTGTCCACCAAACTCTTCCGTCTTCACCATCTCTTTGAATGGTACAGTCTTTATTTGATTTGTATTAACAAACTTACCAACAAATAAAATCTTATCACTATTATTCTTTCTATCTAAAACAGATCTAATTCTTGCAAGAAGTTCTTCATATCTATCTTTCTCATCATGTTCAAATGGGTGCTCTTCACCATCTATAACAAGCACCATAGCATGAGGTTTAAACTGCCCATCCTTATGCAAAAAAGTGTCCATGAGACCATTTATGTGAAGAAACTTTTTTACCATAGTTTCTTCATTTCCTCTTTTACCAAGGTCTGCCTTCGACAGTTCTGCCATTTTTATTTTTATTTATGGAGTTAAACGGACTCGAACCGTTGACATCCTGCTTGCAAAGCAGGCGCTCTACCAACTGAGCTATAACCCCTTGAGATAGTCCTTCTCTTTTTGATAAGGAACTATTTCACCAGTCTTGAGTTTCCATGCATACTCCAGTTCAGGAAGTAACCATTCATGAACTGGAGCACATACTTTCCAATTGACTGGTTGAATACAATTCATCACAACTACAGTCCAGAATGCTGCAATGTAGTTAGTGATGGTTAGCATTAAACGTCTCCCTCTTTACGATTTTCAGATTTTGTAACATCAAACTCACCACCTGGATATCGTGCTTTGAGTTTCTCAACATTCATCTCAATCACCTCATCAAATGTGGTGTCCAGTGCCATACATGCCTGTGCCAGATACCAACAGATATCACCCAGTTCACGTTTCATATGAAAGACATTATCTTCGTTGTAAGGTTTGCCTTGCAAAAAGATTTTTTTCACGACTTCAGTAAACTCACCTGCTTCTGCAGATAATCCAAGAGCAGCAGTCATAAGTTGTGGAACATTACAATCATGACTAACCTCAAGTTCACTGAGACGTGCTGCAAGAATAGGCCAATCAAGACTAGGATCACTAGTGACTCCTTTTACAAATTCAAGGTACTTTTCGGTATCAACTTTAGTCATGGAAATCAGGGATAAATGGTTCTTGACAATTTGGGGGGAGTTGTTGTGTAGGAAGTTTTTGTCCTTCTACTTCAATATATTCTACCTCTTCCCAACTACCACCGACACCACCGTCCATATTGACAACGATATCTTTAGTTGGGAGTTTGGGTCTTTCTAAAAGTTTGACATCAACAGTTTCGTAAATTGGTTTAAATTGGTAATAGTGTCCATCACCTCTAGTCCCAATAAGATTAACAGCGTCTTTGATAGAACCGCAGTCAGCAATCTTTTTACCAGTTGGATCAAATACAGAGTAGTATCCGTTCAAAACTTAAACCCCTCAAATGATTTCTTTGGTTTTTGTTCCTCATTATTATACTCTTCATCTTGTCCACTGTCAAGAATGTCATCCTGTGCTGATTGCTCACAGTCATACAGACGCATCTTGGCACGATCAATACCAACTACAAAACGCTTGAATACAGTTGGATCATTGTATCTATTCTTCAGTTGCTTCACCATAATTTGTCCAAGTCCTTCGAGGTCATCTGTAGAAATAAGGGCAAACATAAGATCAGCAGTAGCAGGCAACCCAAAGGACTCACTTGTATCAGTAAGCTCCACATCAGAGCTGCCATAACCAGAACGAGTGGTCTGAGTGGCAGATACGATAGGGACGTTTGCCTCGCAAGCAAGTCCTCTAAGCTCTTCAGCAATTGCTTTGACAACAGTATATGAATTGACATTGCTACCTGCGCGATACCTTTCGGAAGCACATATATTAAGGTAATCAATGAAAATAATATCAGGTCTAAATGACTTCTTAAGTGCAAGTTCATTAAGAAGTGCCCTAAAGTGTCCTGCATGTGCGGTTGCGGTAGGATACTCTTTTATAATTAGGGACCCTTGAGTTTTTTGTGATAGTTTTGTTACCTTTTCCTCAAACATTACCTTAGGCAGATCTGTTATTTCCTGAATAGGTACATTGAGTAAGTTAGCATCAATTCGCTCCGCAATTTTCTCTTCAGCCATTTCAGCCGTGATGTATAATACGTTTTTCCCTCCCAAGAGTGCGGAAGCTGCAACATGACACATAAACAAACTTTTGCCGACACCAGTGCCAGCAAGAGCAATGTTAAGTGTTTTATTCGGGAGACCACCCTTCGTAATCTTGTTGAAATACTCAAGGTCGAATGGGATAAGGTCTTCCTTGCGATGGTACGATTCATATCTTGTTTCATAATCAAGTAAGTAATCATGTCCTACATGAGCATCAAAAGAGACTGCCAAAGCATTTGACAGAATACTAGGAATTGCATCACGATCTTTATCTTTATCCTTTCCATCAGCAAGTGAAATAGATTCCATGAGTGCCAAGTAAATAGCACGATCTCGACACCATTTTTCTGTAGTGTCTACTAACCAATCATGGTCTGTTGGAGAGTCGTCAAGATAACTAATGAGTTTTGTAATTTCAGTAAAAGTTGTATCATTAATATCTTGTCGCTTCTCTACTTCAATACAGAGAACTTCCTTTGTTGCAGGTTGATTATACTCCTGAACAAACTTTTCAATTTCCTCAAAGACAATTCTTTGATTAGAGTCCTCATAGTAATCTGGTTTAATAAAAGGAATTACCTTACGAAGATACTCCTCATTATAA